GCAGTCAAACATTACGGTCGCTTATATACTTTAAAATCAGTGATTGATAGTGCAATTAACAATAAAGCAAAAATACAGGTATATAAAAAAATAGGAATACAAAATGCAAATTGATAAGAATAAAAGAAAGACAACACAACAGCAACAACCAAACAAACCACCAATGCAACCTGGACAACGAATGTATGAATCAGGTATAATTTATTTTAGCGATCACTTTGATAGCACAACTACAAAGCCTGTGATTAACACAATTATTGAAAAAAATTTACTACCACAAATTGAAAGACCAAAAGAAATCACATTAGTTATTAATAGTCCTGGTGGAGAAGTGCATAGTGCTTTTGCATTAATTGACACAATGAAAGGGTCAGCTATTCCTGTAAAAACTGTAGGACTAGGAATGATTGCAAGTTGTGGACTGCTAACATTTATGAGTGGAACAAAAGGTCGTAGAGTTATAACACCAAATACAAGTATTCTATCGCATCAATACAGTTGGGGATCTGCAGGTAAGGAACACGAACTGTTTGCAAGGGTACGTGAATTTGAATTAAGCACAGCACGTATGATTGAACATTATAAAAAATGTACAGGTTTAAGTGAAAAGAAAATTAGAGAAATCTTATTGCCACCAGAAGATAAATGGTTAAGTGCCAAAGAAGCAGTTAAGTATGGCATCGCAGATAAAATTGTATCGACATATTAAAAGGAGAAACTATATTGTCATCAGTTAAGTTAGTAAGTTATTCAACAGCAACAACAGAGTTTAAACAAGATTTAAATGACGTGCAAGACCTTATTGCCTTTTGTGCTAGAGTAAGTAATCCTAGTAATCAAATGAATCAAGAAACTAATGAAAAACTCATTAAGTATTTGATTAAGCATCAGCACTGGTCACCTTTAGAAATGGTTAGTGCTTGTTTAGAAATTAATACAACCAGAGATATAGCACATCAGATTGTGCGTCACAGGAGTTTTAGTTTCCAAGAGTTTAGCCAACGTTATGCTGATCCAGAAGATCAAGGAGAATTGTTTGAGTACAGTGAAGCTAGATTACAAGACACTAAAAATAGACAAAACTCAATTGAAACTGATGATTCTAAATTACAGCAAGAATGGGATTGGGCTCAAAGACGTATTGCACACTTGGCTAAGAAAGAGTATGACTGGGCAATCAAAAAAGGTATTGCTAAAGAACAAGCTCGTAAGGTATTACCAGAAGGTCTTACCAAAACACGTTTGTATATGAATGGTACACTCCGTAGTTGGGTTCATTACATAGATTTGCGTGGAGCAAATGGAACACAAAAAGAACATATGGAAATTGCACATAAATGTGCGGTAGTAATCGCAAAAATATTTCCATTAATAGAAACTATTAATGATTAGTACTTGCAAAATAATAAACAAGAGGTTATAATAAACATATGGCAACACTATACACTGATGAATTACAAAAGTTATTTCTAGAGTTTATGATAACAGACCCTGAGCTGTTTGTACGTACTAGAAATATTGTGAGTCCTAATTATTTCAGCAAGAAATATTATGATACTGTAGAGATGTTTCAAGAACACGCAGAGAAATATAAAACATTACCTACTGCTGACCAAGTCAAGGCAAAGTGCGAACTTGAGTTAAAGATGGTTCCTGATTTAGATGAACCACAGAGAGATTGGTTCTTAGATGAGTTTGAAACATTTTGTAGACACAAGGCACTTGAAAAAGCAATTATTGAAAGTGCTGACTTATTAGAGAAGTCAGAATATGGACCTGTTGAAGAAATGATTAAAGCGGCAGTTCGTATTGGTCTAACAAAAGATCTAGGTACTGATTATTTTGAAGATCCTAGAGCTAGATTAATGAGATTGAAAGACAACAACGGAACAATAAGTACAGGTTGGAAAACACTAGATAGAAAATTATATGGCGGTATGAATAGAGGAGAGCTTAACATATTCGCTGGAAGTTCGGGTGCTGGTAAGAGTTTATTCTTACAGAATCTTGCAATCAATTGGGTAGAGCAAGGACTTAATGTCATATACTTTACATTTGAATTAAGTGAAGAATTAAGTGCAATGAGAATTGACTCAATGACAACAGGTGTTCCAACTAATGAAATATTTAAAAACATTGACAAAGTTGAATTAGACGTAAGAATGAAAAAACAAAAACTTGATGGAAACTTTCAAATTAAGTATATGCCTTCGGGATCAAATACTAATGATATTAGAAGCTACATCAAAGAGTATACTATACAAAGAAAGGTTGCTCCGGACGTAGTGTTAGTTGATTACCTAGATCTTATGTTTCCAATTAATAAAAAGATATCTCCAGCAGATATGTTTATCAAAGACAAGTTTGTATCAGAAGAATTAAGAAACTTTGCTGTAGAACAGCAAGTAGTGTTAGTTACAGCTTCACAGCTTAACAGAGGTGCTATTGAAGAAGTAGAATACGACCAAAGTCATATTGCAGGTGGTATCAGTAAGATCAATACTGCTGACAACTTGATTGGTATATTCACAAGCAGAGCAATGCGAGAACGTGGAAGATATCAAATACAGTTAATTAAAACAAGAAGCTCCGGTGGAGTTGGGTCTAAAATTGATCTAGCATTTGATATTGATAGATTAAGAATCACTGATCTAGATGAAGATGATGAAGGTTCAATGGTATTACCAAGCTCTGGAGAGTCAATTGCACAAACATTAACTAAAAGAACTTCCATAGTTAAAGACAAAAGTCCAGCAAGTGTAGTAGCAGAGAAGACTGAAGTTGCTAAAGATCTTCGACAACTATTAAAATCACAGCGTCAATCCTTTGATGATTAAAGTAAAATGGGTATTAATTTACGTATTTGTTACATAAATACAAACGAGGCAAGGATATGAAGAAAAACACACGTTCTATATTGGAAGAAATCAGCAGAGTAGTACCTAGCTATGACAAGAATAACATTGTCGAGTCAAGAGCCAATCACGTAATTACATCTGCAATTAATTTAACAAGAATGATTTATGAATCATACGATGAAAGCACGGCTGAAGACCTGTGCAAACGATTTGTCAACAGTATTAAAAGCCAAGATCCAAAGAAGTTCGAACGTGGAATAAAAAAGTTGAACGAATCTAATGAAAGCTAATGATATAATAACAGAAAACACAAATCTTCATCTTACACATCTTGAAGATTTAGCGTTGTTCCAAGGTAAAGCTGGAGCAATTAAGGCCATTAACTTTCTAAAGAACCTATCTCAACTAGCTAAATCTAGCAGTGCCAAGAAATTTAACGTTACTATTAAATGGGATGGATCACCAGCATTATTTTGTGGAATAGATCCTAGCGATAATAAATTTTTTGTTGGAACAAAGGCAGTATTCAACAAAGGTGCTAAACTTAATAAAAGTTTAGATGATATCAACAACAACCACCCAGATACTATACAAAAAGGTGAAAACCAAGATAAAAGCGGACTACGAAAGAAGTTGAGTGTTGCTTTTACCGAATTATCTAAATTAGGAATACAAGGTGTATTGCAAGGTGATTTACTTTTTACAAGAAGCGATCTAAAGTCAATCTCGTATAAAGGTGAACCTTATATTGCTTTTAAACCAAATACACTTACATATGCAGTTCCAAGTAGCAGTAACATTGCCACAGAGCTACAACAAGCAGAACTTGGAATAGTTTTCCATACAAGTTATTCAGGAAATAGTTTAGAAGAAATGTCTGCAAGTTTTAATGTTGATCTTTCAAAGCTCAACAAGGTATCTAGTGTTTGGTATGACGATGCATACATCAAAGATTTTACAGGTATAGTTAATCTTACCACAGGTGAGTACCAAGCAGTACAAAAAGCAATACAAGATGCAGAAAGTTACATTGGTAAGTCAGGTAATATATTTGATTGGCTAGAATCATCGGAACTTGGGAAGAATTTTAAACAAAAAGTACACGCCAATCATAATAATATGGTTAGGGCAGGTACAATTACACAAGACCCTAGTGCATTTTTTAATAACTTTGCAAAAGATTATGAAGGCAGAATTGAAAAAGAAATTTCCAATTTAAAAACTGGAAGAGATGGTCCTGCAGGACAAAGAAAATTACTTGCATTGGAACAATGGAACAAAACTTATTTCGCAAATAAAAATAATATTGAAGCTTGGTATAGTGCCTGGTTAAAACTTACTTCAATCAAGAATACATTATATCAGAAGTTAAAAAATATTAAAGCCATTGATGCGTTTGAATTACAAGGCGATGAGTATGTTGTTAGTGACCAAGAAGGTTTCGTTGCAGTTGATCACGTGGGTAATGCAGTTAAGATTATTGATAGATTAGATTTTAGTAAAAAGAACTTTGCTAAAGAGTCAGTTCAGTATTCATTTATCAATGACATCACAGAAAGTAGAGCTTTTAGATCTAGACAAGAATTAGGAAAGTTTTCAGCACCAGAAATTGGTAATCTAGTTTACGGTTATATGTTAAGTTTAATCTTAATGCACAATGAGTACAAGTATCAGAGAATGGCACAAGACTATTCATCTAGAACATTGAGTTATAACAATTTTGATTTTTTTAGATCAAATGGTACTGATTTATATTTGTTATTACATAGTATATTTGGTAAAGGATCAATTATACAATTTAGTAATGATGATTCCAGTGACAAGTATGTTGAAAGATTGCAATCAAATGTATTATCAATAAAGAGTCTTTTAAATTTAATTAAACAAGACAGTCTACCAAACTTAGGTAGCATCTTAATGAGAATGGAACGTGAATTAAAGATAAGTGATTCAGTTCTAAAGAAGTCACGTAGGATGATTAGTGATTATTCTAGACTTAAACAAAAAGAAAGATATACTT